CTCTCCCCACCTCGGAAAACGCGCAAAACCGCAGGTCAGGGCCATGGTCACGGCCTGAGACCTGCGAAAACGGGCCGCTGACCTGCGAAAACGCCGCGCGACCGTCCGTGTTCGGGGTCTCGAAGTACTCCGAGCGCTTCGCCCGTGGTCACGATCGGTGACGCGGGCACGATCTGCGACCATCACGCTCCGTAGCACAGAGAGTGTCCGTCACATGGAGTCACAGACCGTCCGCGACGCGGTCGAGCGCCAGCTCGACGAGCTGCCCGACGACGTCGCACGCTCCGCAACCGCCGCCGCCGCGCTGGCACTCGCCGACTCCATCGACCTGGGCACCGAGTCCTACCGGTTCCAGGCCGGGCTCGTGTCCCAGCTGCGCGAGTGCATGAACGAGCTCATCGCCAAGGCGCCTGCGAAGGTCGAGGGGGACCGTGTCGACGACCTCAACGCCCGACGAGCCGCTCGTAGGCGCGCAGCGTCCGCGGGTTGAGCACGTCCCGGACTATGTGAGCTCGGCCGGCGAAGAGGCGGTCGAGTTCTGCACGTCGATCGGGCTGAAACTGGACGACTGGCAGTCGTACGTCGTTCGTGAGTCGCTCGGCGAGCGCCGGGACGGCAAGTACAGTGCGTTCGAGGTCGGCCTACTGGTGCCGCGGCAGAACGGCAAGGGCGCGATCCTCGAGGCGCGCGAGCTCGCCGGCCTGTTCCTGTTCGGCGAAGGCCTGATCCTGCACTCCGCGCACGAGTTCAAGACCGCGCAGGAGGCGTTCCGGCGCGTCCTCGCGCACGTCGAAAACGCCCCTGACCTGCGGAAACGTGTCGCGCGGGTCCGTACCTCGCACGGCGAGGAGGGGATCGAGCTCAAGACCGGCGCGCGGCTGCGGTTCGTGGCCCGCTCGACCGGCTCGGGCCGCGGGTTCTCCGGCGACACAGTGATCCTGGACGAGGCCTACAACTTGGCGTCGGACGGCATGGCAGCGCTGCTGCCGACGTTGTCGGCCCGGCCGAACCCGCAGATCTGGTACACGAGCAGCGCAGGGATGAGCACGTCGGACCAGCTGCGTCGTGTGCGTGAGCGTGGCCTGGCCGGCGAGGGCAAGCGCTTGGCCTACTTCGAGTGGTCGGCGCCCGCGGACGTGTCCTTGGACAGCCGCGAGGCGTGGGCGCAGGCCAACCCGGCGCTCGGGATCCGAATCACCGAAGAGTTCGTGGAGTCCGAGCGCGATGCGATGGACGACACCGCGTTCGCCCGTGAGCGTCTCGGCGTCTGGTTCGATCCATCCGCGCAGATGGTCATCGACGGCGCGAGGTGGGCGGAGCTCGCTGACCCCGAGTCGCGGGTCGTGGATCCGGTCGTGTTCGCGGTGGACGCCAACCCGGAGCGCAGCGGGGCCGCGATCGCGGTCGCTGGTCGTCGCCAGGACGGGCACGGGCACGTCGAGGTGGTCGACTCGCGGCACGGTACGGGCTGGGTCGTGGAGCGGATTGTCGAGCTGCACCGGCGGCACAAGCCGCGGGCGTGGGTCCTGGACCCGGCCTCAGCCGCGGGCGCGTGGATCCCGGCACTGCAGGAGCGTGGCATCGAGCCGGTGCTCATCACGGGCCGGGAGATGGCGCAGGCCTGTGGCGCGCTGTACGAGGACGTGGTCGAGAACGCCGCGCTGCGTCACCTCGACCAGCCGCAGCTGAACGCGGCCCTGTCCGGGGCCCGGAAGCGGCCGTTGGGCGACGCGTGGGCGTGGCACCGGCGCAACTCCGACATCGATATCAGTCCGTTGGTCGCGGTCACGCTCGCGTGGCATGGCATGGCGACGCACGGCGCACCCGCCCCGCGGAGCGCCTACGAGGACGACGACCTGGTGGTCGTCTGAACGACCGGAGGCCGCCCCGGAGGGCGGCCTCATCTACGGCCCGGTGAGGCCGTACGGGCGTCCAGGCTTTTGGTCGAGGTGCCCCGGACGCGTCCTCGGCAGCTCAACGGCTGCTCCACGACCCCCTACTGCACCGAGGAGGACAGCGCGTGGAGCTCGTCGTCCTGGCCCTCGGCGTGCTCGTGATCGCGGCCGGCGTGGTGTGGCATATCGCGGACCTGCTGTGGGCGCGGCGCCTCGTCGTCCGTCGCCGGGTGCTGGTCCAGCTCGACACCGGCCGCGCCGTGGTCGGGACGCTGTGGTCGACAAAGGCTCACCGCGTCGTCATCAAGAACGCCCAGCTGCTCGAGCCCGGTAACGAACCGACACACATGGACGGAGACGTCGTGATCGAGCGTGCGCGCGTCGAGTACGTCCAGGCGGTCGGTGACTGATGGCGTTCTCCATCTCCGAGGGCAAGATCACCGAGCTGTACAAGCCCACCGCCGGGGGCGGGTTCGCCCCCGTCCGCCTGGGCGACACGCTGGCCGAGACGTACGCGCAGCTGTGGAAGAACCAGCCAGCCGTGCGCACGGTCGTGGGCTTCCTGTCGCGCAACATCGCCCAGCTTGGCCTGCACGTGTACCGGCGCGTCTCGGATGTGGACCGCGAGCGCGTGACCGACCACCCGCTCGCCGAGCTGCTCGCCCGGCCGAACCCGAAGACCACCCGGTATCGGTTCATCGAGTCGATCGTGTCCGACCTGGCGATCTACGACAACGCGTTCATCCTCAAGGTGCGCCCGAAGGACCAGGCCGCGGGTCTGGTGCGGCTGGACCCGGCGCAGGTGGCGCTGACCGGCTCGAATCCGTTCGCCCCGGACGGGTACAAGATCGCCAAGACGGAGTTCAAGCCCGAGGACGTGATCCACTTCCGGGGCTACTCGCCGCTCGACGCCCGGCAGGGGATCAGCCCGCTGGAGACGCTGCGCACGCGGCTGGCCGAGGAGTACCAGGCCACGCTCTACCGCGAGCAGCTGTGGCGCAACGGGGCCCGGATCAGCGGGTACCTGCAGCGCCCGGCCGACGCGCCGCCGTGGACGTCGAACGCGAAGGAGCGTTTCCGTTCGCAGTGGCAGGCGCAGTACTCCGGTGACGGGTCGCGGGTCGGCGGGACGCCGATCCTCGAGGACGGCATGACCTACGTGCCGGCCGCGACCTCGCCGAAGGACGCGCAGTACGTGGAGTCGCGCAAGCTGACCCGCGAGGAGGTCACGGCCGCCTACCACGTGCCCCTGACGCTCGTCGGGATCCTGGACAACGCCACGTATTCGAACATCACCGAGCAGCACAAGATGCTGTACCAGGACACGCTCGGTCCGTGGCTGGAGATGATCCAGCAGGAGCTGGAGTTGCAGCTGCTCCCGGACTTCGGCGACATCGAGGACATCTACGTCGAGTTCAACCTGGCCGAGAAGCTCAAGGGCTCGTTCGAGGAGCAGTCGACGCAGCTGCAGACCGCGGTCGGCGCCCCGTACATGACCCGCAACGAGGCTCGCGCGCGGCTGAACCTGCCGCAGGTCGAGGGTGGGGACGAGCTCATTACCCCGCTGAACGTGCTCGAGGGCGGCCAGGCGTCGCCGACAGACTCCGCCCCGCCCCCCGCGGGACAGGCCGAACTGACCCAGGGCGCGTCCCCGCGCGCCCGCCTACGCGCCGTGGAGGGCGACTGATGCAGGTCAAGACGTGCCCGGCGCAGATCAAGGCGGCCGGCACCCACGAGGGCACCGAAGAGGGCGTGTTCGAGGCCATCGTGGCCGCGTACAACGTCGACTCGGTGAACGACCGGATCATTCCGGGAGCTTTCAAGGCGTCGCTCGACCAGTGGAAGGCGTCCGGACGTCCGATCCCGGTGATCTGGTCGCACAAGAGCGATGACCCCGACTATCACATCGGCTACGTCGAGGAGGCCGAGGAGCGCGAGACCGGCCTGTGGGTCCGTGGCCGGGTCGACCTGGACGCGCCGAAGGCCGCACAGGTGTACCGGCTGCTCAAGGGCCGCCGGGTCGGGAACTTCTCGTTCGCCTACGACATCGACGACGCGCGCCCCGGAAAGAAGGACGACGGCACCGACGTGCAGGAGCTGCACCGGCTCACGCTGCACGAGGTCGGTCCGTGCCTGATCGGGGCCAACCGCGCCACCTCGCTGCTGGACGTGAAGCACGACCAGAGCAGTGTGACCGTGAACGTCGGCGACAAACCCGGGCGCGTGACGATCTCCCCTGACGGCGACGTCCGGCTCTACCCCGCGGCCGAGCAGGCCGCCAAGATCAGCGACACCGCCGCCGACCTCAAGGCCGGCCGCGTGCTGTCGAAGCAGAACGAGGACCGGGTCGCGGAGATCGCGCGCCTGGCCTCCGAGCTGCTGGCCTCGGTCAAGGCCGAGGCTGCCACCGGTGACGGAGAGTCCGTCGTCGAGAGCAACGCCGAGAAGGCCGCACCGACCGAGCCCGCCGCCGCTCCTGACTCCCAGGCCGCCCCTGAGGCCGCCACGGAGGTCAAGAGCGACGAGCCCGTCGTGTCCGGGGTCGCCGACGAGCGTCTGCGAACCGAGGTGGACCTGCTCATGGGTCACCTCGACCTGCACACCCTCTGAACGGAGACCCCGTGAACGTCGATCAGATCAAGCAGGAGATGCGCGATCATCTCCTCAAGGCGCAGGCCATCTCGAAGGCCGCGACCGACGAGAACCGCGAGTACACCGACGCCGAGCGCGCCGAGGTCAAGGCGCACGTCGAGGCCGCGCAGAAGTCCAAGCAGCGGCTGGAGAACGCCAAGGCCGACGGCGCCGTAGCCGACGCCATGAAGGGGCTCGGCGACGAGATCGGCCTCAACGAGAAGGCCGAGAAGCGCACCCCCGCTGGCCTGATCGTGCCCGCCGGCAAGTCGGTCGGTCAGCACTACGTCGAGTCGGCCGAGTACAAGGGCCTACTGGCCACCGTCCCCGGCGGCCAGTTCACCAAGCAGCACCGCGTGAACTCCTCGCCGGTCGGGTTCAAGAGCCTGGTGAAGCCGCTGGGCAAGGCGCTCGTCACCGGCGCCAGCGACACCTCCGGTGGCGCGTTCGTCCGCTCGGACGACCTCGGCCTGCAGGTCGGGCTCGAGCCGTTCCAGCGGCCGCTGACGCTGCGGAACCTGGTCACGAACGGCACCACGACCAGCGACTCGCTGGAGTACGTGCGCGTCACCGGCATCACGAACAACGCCGCGCCCGTCCCGGAGGCCATCACGACCGCCGCCCTGGGCGACGGCACCGGCGGCACCTCGACCCTGGTCACCGGCGGCTACAAGCCCGAGTCCGGCCTGGCGGTCGCGCGGGTGACTACGCCCGTGCGCACCATCGCGCACTGGATCCCGGTCACCAAGCGAGCGCTGTCGGACGCCGCGCAGATGGTCACCCTGATCGACTCGTTCCTCGAGTACGGCCTCGAGGAGGAGCTCGAAGACCAGATGATCGCCGGTGACGGCACCGGCGAGAACTTCGAGGGTCTGGCGAACGTGTCCGGCGTGCAGACGCAGGCCGCGGTCGCCGACCCGGCCGGTCGTCCCGCGGGCTTCGGCATGCTGCTGGCGATGCGCCGGGCGAAGACCAAGGTCCGGCTCGCGGGCGGTGCCCGGCCGAACGGCTACGTCATCAACCCGGCCGACCTCGAGAAGATGGACGAGATCGCCACCGGCCAGGACGTGTTCTACTTCGGCGGCCCGTCGGGCGCGAACAACACCTCCCCGCTGTGGGGCCTGCCGGTCATCGAGTCGGAGGCCGTGCCGGAGGGCACCGCGTACTGCGGTGACTGGACCCGGGCGATCCTGTGGGACCGCCAGCAGTCGACGATCACGACCACGGACTCGCACGCGGACTTCTTCGTGCGGAACCTCGTCGCGATCCTCGCGGAGATGCGGGCGGCCTTCGGCGTCATCCAGCCGAACGCGTTCGTCGAGATCGACCTGACGGTCTGATCCTGATGCCGGTCGGAGTCTGCCCCATCTGCAGTACGCCGCACGCGGTGTGCCCTGGGGCAGGCTCCGCCGGTGTGACCCCGATCGACGTGCCCAACCCAGCGAGGAGGCCGACCGTGGCCGAACTGTCCGAGTACGAGGTGCCGCATCGCAGCGGCACCATGACCGTCAAGCTGTCCGAGGACGACGCCGAGCTGCTCTACGGCGACCGCGCGAAGAAGCGCGGCGACGCGAAGCAGGGCGAGGTGCAGGCCGTCCGGCGTGCCCCGTACGCCGAGCCGGTCCCGGCCGCGGGCGAGTCCGACCCGAGCACCGGTGACACGAACTTGGTCACCAGCGAGAAGAAGGCTCCGGCGCCGCGCAACAAGGGCCGGGCCTGACATGTACGAGGTCGGGGACGCGGTCTCGCTGAGCTTCCGCGTCCTCGACCAGGCGCGGAGGCTGACCGACGCTGACGTCACGCTCACCGTCACTACGCCGGCCGGGACCTCGGCCGAGATCGAACCGGAGCATGCCGGTGTCGGTCAGTACACCGCCTCCTACACGCCTGCGATCCCGGGCCGCTACGTCTACCGCTGGCGGGCGACCGGGGCCGCGAATCAGAGCTACACCGACGTGCTGAACGTCGTCTCGGCCACCGAGCCGGTCTCGATCATCTCGTTGGGCAAGGCGAAGGCCTTCCTGAACATGACCGAGGACTGGAACGAGGAGGACGAGGAGCTGCGCGAGTTCGTCGCGGCCGCGTCCCGGGTGGTCGAGGAGTACACCGGGGAGATCGTCGCCCGGCGGACAGTGGTCGAGGACCATCACGTCGGCGCGGGCGGCGTGCTGCTGCTGCGGCCGCCGGTGCAGGTGGTCACTTCGGTGACTTCGCTCGACGGGCTCACCGACTACGGCGTGCCCGGTCTGCTCGATGGGCAGACCGGTGTCGCGTCGGGCGTGTCCGCGACCGGCTGGGTGCGGGTCACCTACGTGGCCGGTCGTTCGGTCGTCCCCGAGCACTACGAGACCGCGACCGCCATCATTGCCGCGCACCTGTGGACGACGCAGCGCCCGGCGCCGGTGGGCGGGCCCGGCTTCGGCGGCGTCGAGGCGGCCCCGAACCCGGGCCGCGGGTACCTGATCCCCAACCAGGCCGCGCAGCTGCTCGGCGGCCGCGCGCCGAACTCGCCGTGAGCGCCGTCCCGCTCGCCATTGATGCGCTCGTGGGCGCGTTCAAGCGCGAGCTCGGTCGCGTGCAGGTCATCGACGGCCCGCCGACGCAAGACGTGCCGGGCGACGTGGTCGCAGTAGGTCTCGCCCCGCAGGAGCCGGCCGACGTGGAGACCACCGAGACCCGGGCCGGCCTGGCGGCCGTGCACGAGCAGTTCGTGGTGCTCTGCGTGGCGCGTTCGTGGTCCGGTAACGAACCGGTGAAGCCGCAGCGTGACCGCTCGTACGCACTGGTCGCGTCCGTGCGCAAGGCGCTGAAGGCAGATCCGACGCTCGGCGGTGTCGTGCAGCGGGCCGTGTTCGCCGGTGCCACGTACACGCCCTGGCGTACCGATCGCGGCGCGATCGTGGTCGACGTGCCGTTCCGTGTCGCGGTCGACGTCCTGAGCTGACCCCGTAGTTCCCGCCCGGCACCGCCGTGCGGCCCGTTCGGCATGTCCGGACACGTCCAGAGAGGAAACCCGCATGGCGGAGCACGACGACTGGGTGGAGATCAAGCACCCGCAGGTCGACGGGGTGGCCCGCGTGGCGCCCCAGTCGGTCAAGCACTGGGAGTCGCGCGGCTGGTCCGCGGTCTCGAAGACCGAGCAGAAGAAGGCCGCTGACACGAAGAAGGAGGCGAGCGCCTGATGCCCGCCACGCCGATCCAGAAGAGCACGCGGTTCTACACCGTCGGCCGCACGCAGTGCTACTTCGTGCCGACCATCGTGGCCGCGAACCTCGAGCCCACCCGGTCCGAGCTGAACGCCGGCACCGACCTGACCCGCGAGATCGCGGAGATGGAGGGCTGGACGACCACGTCCGAGACCATCGACACGCCGGACATGGTGTCCCGGTTCGTGTCCTCGATCCCGGGCGCGATCACCGCCGAGGACTCCAGTCTGACGTTCTACGCGTCGGAGGACTCGGACGACGTCCGTGTGGTGTTCCCCCGCGACACCGCGGGCTACATCGTGTGGATGGACTCCGGCGACGTCCCCGACGCCACCATGGACGTGTTCCCGGTCCAGGTCGCCTCGGCGCCGAAGGTCCGGAGCATGGACAACGCGACCATGATCCGGGTGGACTTCAACATCACCCGCGAGCCCGTGGAAAATGTCGTAATTCCTGCGGCTGCCTGATGTCGCAACGGGAGCGCCTGCTCGCCCGGCGTGTCCCGCCGACGCGAGTGGCGATCCGCGTCGACTTCTCTCCGGAGTCCGACGTCGCGTTCGCCGCGCACGAGGTGGCGCTGCGGGACCTGCAGACCGCAGAGTTCCGCAGCGCCGACCTCAGTGCTGCTCGAGTCCGGGTCGAGGAGGCCCGGGCCGGCCTGGAGCCCTTCCAGGAGGTGCTGCTGGTCTCGCCGCTGGCCGCGCACGAGTACGAGCAGCTGGTCAGCGAGCATCCGCCCACCGAGCAGCAGCGCGGCAAGGGGCATGCCTGGAATACGGACTCGTTCGTGCCGGCGCTGCTGGCCGCGTGCATCGGTCAGGGGCTGCCTGAGGGCGAGCGGATGACCGAGAAGGACTGGATCGACTGGACGACGACCGCGTCGGCGGGCGTGTCCGGCGAACTGGTGACCTTGTTCAACGCCTGCTTGACGGCGAACGACCGTAGCCCGGATGTGCAGGTGGGAAAAGGCTGAAGGGCGACGTCCAGCTCGCCCTGGAGCTTGACATCTGCGAGGTCTACCGGATCTCGCACTCACACTTCCTCGGCGGACCTGCCGTGTGGACGGCGCAGGACCGCGACAAGGCCATCTGGCACGCCCGTCACAAGGCCGAGCGCTGTTCGGGCTGCGGTACCCACCCGGATGAGTGGGATCCCGCCCACGGCGGCGATCGGCACGCGTACGTGGCCGTGCAGTCCCGGTGCTCCGGGTGCGCCGTGCTGGAGCAGCAGCAGGAGGCGTACGAGTCCGGCCCGAAGGAGGACAAGGGCCGGGGCGTGCGCATCGTGCTCAAGCCGCGACCGGACGGAGACGCCAATGCCGGGCATCCGAGTGCGAGTCAGCAACACGGCCGAGCTGCGCCGTCTGGGCCGACGCTTGCGGGCCGCGGGTAGCGGTGGACTGCAGCGCGACCTGGCCGCCGGCATTCGGCGCGAGGGGCGTCCGGTGCTCGGGCAGATCAAGAGCTCTGTTCGCGGACTGGAGGTCGGGTCCGAACGGGGCGGCATCGCGCCGCCGGACACCTCGACGGGGCTGCGCGGCCGCCTGGCCGCGGCCACGACGGTGCAGACGCAGGGGACCGGGGTCCGGTACGAGGTGCACGGCGCGCGGGTGGACCCGCGCTACGGGCATCGGCTGGCGAAGCTGTCGGACACCGAGCTGGCGCCGCGCTGGCGGCATCCCGTGTTCGGCAACCGCCAGGTGTGGAAGACGAACGTAGGGCGGCCGTGGTTCTTCGTGACCATCCGGGGAGCCGAGGGCCGGTTCGCCGGTGCCGTGCGGAGGGCCATGCAGGTCACCGCGAACAAGATCATGGGATAGGGGAGAAGTGGCGGACAGGGGAGCACAGTTCCGGACGCAGTGCCGGTTCACGCTCGGCGACCAGACCTATGAGTACCACGGGCACCTGTCCGCGGCCGATGCGCTGCTGATCCGTCAGCACGCCGGGTTGAGCTCGCTGGAGTGGGCCGCCGCGCTGCAGATGGGCGACGTGGCCGCGCTCGTGGGTCTGGTGCTCATCACGAAGCGCCAGGCCGGCGAGCGGGTCACCTGGGACGAGGTCGTCGAGTCGATCAGTGGTGACGACGACGTGTGGTCGTTGTTCGCGTCGGTCGAGCCGCTCGCCGTCGAGGAGGCGCCCGCGCGCAAGGTCGGGCGCAAGCGCACCGCGAAGGACGAGGCCGAGCCCGCGGTCGAAGCTCCGGCCGCCTGATCCACCTCTTGTCCAACTCCATCGAGCCCGGTCGGGGGTGCTGACGCGTGACGCAGGCGATGCGGTTCGACGTCTCCGCCCTGGACCGCGCGTCCGCGACGTTCCTCAAGATCGGCGACGCGGTCGACCGGCTCGAGAAGAAGCTGAAGGACCTCGACCGGGTCAAGGTCGAGATCAAGCCGCGTCTCGACTCGGCTCCGATGAACGCCGACATCGTGGCCATGCGCAAGCGGCTGCGCGAGGCGACGAAGAACCCGCCGAAGTTCAAGATCGAGGTTGACCTCGACGGGATCTCGGCGGCCGAGGCCAAGGTCGAGCAGCTCCGCGCGAAGCTGACCAGCCTCACCGGCGCCTCCGCGCAGGTCGACGTCGACACCGGTGCGGCGCAGACGAACATCGACGCCCTGCACGCGAAGATGACCGCCCTGCGGGGCCTGTCGCCGCTGCAGCTGCGGATCGAGGTCGACGACCAGGCGACCGCACAGCTGTCCGCGATCGAGGCCGCCGCGTCCGCTCTGGCCGGGATGAACCCGACCGTGCACGTCGATGTCGACGCCATCGCCGCATTGGCGCAGATCGCTGCCCTGGCGACGTCACTGGGCGCGCTGGGCGCGAACAGTCCAACGGTCAACATCAACCTGAACGAGCTGTCGTTCCTCGGCCAACTGGCCAGGATCCGCCAGGAGATCAACACCCTGTCCGGTGGGCGCGTCGAGATCGACGCGGACACGCAGCGCGCCATGGAGGAGCTCGCCCGGCTGCGGGTGCGCCTGTCCGAGCTGTCGCGCATGGAGCAGACCGTCGTCGTCCAGGCGGACACGGCGCTCGCGCGGCACCAGATCGACCAGATCGAGCAGCAGCTTGCCCAGCTCAACGGGCAGACCGCCACCGCGCACGCGCACGTCGAACTGGACCGGTCATGGGCGGACGCGGTCGTGCGGGTCGCGGCCCTCGGCCGCGCCCTGGCGACCCTGGCCATCCCGGTGGCGCTCGCCAGCGCCGTCCCGGTGGTCGCCGCGCTCGGCGGTGCCGCGGTCTCGGCCGCGGGCTCGGTCGCGATCCTGCCCGGCGCGCTCCTGGCCGCCGGAGCGGCTGCGGCCGGGCTGAAGGTCGGCCTGGCCGGGGTCGGGGACGCGCTCAAGGACGTCGGCGACGCGGAGAAGTTCGCGGAGGCGCTCGAGAAGCTGTCCCCGGCCGCGCGGGCGTTCGCGATCGCGGTGCGGGACATCGGGCCGGCCTGGAAGTCGGTCCAGCTCGATACGCAGGAACGGTTGTTCGCCGGCCTGGGCGACGAGATGCGGCGGCTGTCCGGGACCTACCTGCCGAGCATGCGCGCGGGCCTGACCGGGGTCGCGGGCGAGTTCAACGGCATGGCCAAGGACCTGGTCGGATTCGCGACCTCGGCCGAGACCGTCCGCGACGTCGATGGGATCTTCCGGAACACCACCTCGGCACTGCAGGCCGCCCGGCCCGCGGCCTCGAACCTCGCGGCCGCGTTCATGGACATCGGCGCGGTCGGCGCGACCATGCTGCCGCAGATGGCCAACGGCCTGACCAACGCGACGGAGAACTTCCGCCGGTTCATCGCCCAGGCGCGCGAGTCCGGCCAGATCCAGCAGTGGATCCAGGGCGGGGTCGACACCCTGCGCACTCTCGGCTCGATCGCGGGCAACGTCGGGTCGACGCTCGGGGCCGTGTTCGCCGCCCAGCGGGCGGCCGGTGCCGACCTGCTGAGCACCCTGGACAGCCTGACCGAGGGCATGTCCCGCTACGTCCGCTCGGCCGAGGGGCAGTCGAACCTCGTCGCGTTCTTCGCCGAGATCCGGCGCACCATCGACGCCATCCGTCCCGGGCTCGAGGCGCTCGGCCGGGCCGCCATGTCGGCCATCTCGGCGTTCGCCAACACGGGCGGGCTGCAGGCAGCCGGACAGGCGTTCTCGCAGATGTCGGTCGCCATCGCCCCGCTCGTGCCCGCCCTCGGCGCGCTCGCGGGCGGGGTGGTCAACAACCTGGCCAACGCCCTGTCCGGGGTCGCGGCCGTGATCGGCCCGATTGCGTCGGGCCTGTCCGACCTGCTCGGCGCCCTGGGGCCGATCCCGGCGGCCGTGATCGCCATGGCGGTCGCCTTCCGCATGCTGGGCCCGGTCAATGCCCTGATCACTGGGCTCGGAGCCAGCCTGGCCGGTCTCGCGACCCGGATGGGTGCCTCGCAGGCCGCAGCCGGCGCCATCGCCTCGTCGTTTTCTCGGATCGGCTCGGCGGTGCCCTATGTCGGCGTGGCGGTCGTCGCCCTGGCCGCGGCCTGGGACGCGCTCACGGTCTCCACGTCGGAGGCGCAGCGGGCGATGGAGGCGGGCGGCACGGCCGCCCAGGAGGCCGCCTCCGGCCTGGCCGCCCAGTCGGTCGCGGTCGACTTCATGTCGCAGAAGTACGGGGTGCTCGGCGGCATCCTGGACATCTTCACGACCTCGACCGAAGAGGCTCGGGCGTCGATGTCGCCGCTACAGCAGGCGCAGTTGGACGCGGCCACGGCCGCGAACCTGCACGGGGCCGCTGTGGAGAAGTTCGGTGCGTCGAGCCCGCAGGCCATCGCCGCCATGGACGGGCTCCGGTCGGCGAACGAGCGGGTGGCGGCCGAGCAGGAGCGGGCGGCCGACGCCGGGCGCTCGCACGCAGACGTGGTGCGCGACCTCGGCCAGGCGATGCAGTCGCAGATTGGCTCGGCGCTGGCCTACGAGCAGGCGGTCGCGCGCACGGCGGAGGCGCACAAGCGCGCGGGCGAGGCGTTCTCCGAGAGTGGCGCGAAGTCGCAGGAGTACCAGTCCGCAGTCCTGAGCCTGGCGCAGGCGCAGGAGTCGCAGGCGCAGGCCGCGCGGCGTCAGGCTGAGGCCACGGGCACCGCCCAGCAGGGTCTGGACGCCTACAACACGGAGCTGCTGCGGCTCAACGACGGCAGCGCGCAGGGCCGGGACGCGTTCCTCAAGCTGGCCTCGAACCTGGACAACGCGGGCTTGTCCGCGCTGTCGGCCACCGCGCAGATGACCGGGCTGCGCACCGAGATCATCACGCTGCCCGACGGTCGCACGGTGCGCGTGATCACCGAGGCGGACACCGGCAAGCTTCAGCAGGTCAAGGCCGACTTGGACGCGCTCGCCGGGCAGGAGTACGTCGGCACGGTCACGATCGACGGCAACCCGATCCCGTTCCGGGACGGCGTGATGCAGTCCGTGACCTTCGCCAACGGCCAGACCGGCATGGTCCGGATCGACGGCGACGGCGCGCCCATCCGCGCACTGATCGGGCAGACCAAGTACACGATCGACGCCACGACCGGCGTGATGACGATCGACGGCAACCCTGCGCCCGGCGAGGCGAACCTGACCGGGTTCAAGATGGTGGTTGACGCCACCACCGGCGCGATGCAGATCGTGGCGAACACGGCCCCGGCCGCCGGGCAGCTGGCGGGCATCGTCGGGCAGGTCAACAGCTCCGCCGGCACGATCACGATCGACGGCAACGCCTCGCTCGCGAACGGCAAGGTCACGGCCGCGGTCACCCTCGCTGACGGCAGCAAGGGCACGATCACGATCGACGGCAACCAACAGCCGGCCAACGGCAAGATCACGGCCACGATCACGTACGCGAACGGCTCGACCGGCACGATCAAGGTCAACGCGAACGACGCGGCCGCACGAGCGGCGATCGCCGCGCTGCAGCGCCCGACCAGCTCGACGCACACGATCCGCGTCACGACGACCGGTGAGGTGCTCGGCAAGGGCAACACGGGCCGCGCCGCGGGCGCGTACACCACCCCGCGGGCCGCGGGCGCGTACACGGTCACCGGCTACGCCGAAGGCGGCATGCGGTCGATGTCCGCCGGACGGGCCGAGGTCGTGCCCGCCCGGAGCCTGCGCGTCATCGGCGACCGGCAGACTAACGACGAAGCGTTCATCCCGGTGGTGCCGACCTCACCGCGGTCGCAGGCCATCCTCAACACGACCGCAAATCGGATGGGCTACAACCTCGTCCCGAAGGCGGCCGCGCCGCCGGACGACGACTCGTTCGAGTCCAACTCGTACTACAGCCCGAACCGGGGCAAGCCGGGCGCTGTGCAGGCCGAGGACGGCTCGTGGGTGCTGCCCGGCTTCTACGGCCAGTCCGCCAGCCCCGGCGCGCCGACCCTCGCAGGTTCGGCTCCCGGCCCGTTCACCATGGGCACCCTGCAGGCCCGGTGGTCCATGCGTCGGATGGCCGCGGGCGGCCTGCTCACCCGGGGCGGCACGACCGGTGCCGCGCTGTCCTCGATCCGCTCGGCGGCCTCGCAGCGGTCCGGGTCCGGCTCGGGCATGGGCGGCGTGCTCAAGGTGCTCAACGCCGCGTTGCGGGAGATCGGCCGCTCGCGGTCGGGAGGCGGTACCCAGATCGTGAACAACTGGAACGTCGCGATGAACCGCGCGGCCGACGAGGTCGCCCGCGTGCAGCGCCGCCACTCGTCCATGGGCCTGATCGATGGCTGAGCGCATCTACGCGAACGGGCTCGACCTGCGCACGGTCGCGCGCAACGTCGAGTCCCTGTCCGGGCTGCTCACCTCGCCGCCCCGGCGGGGCAGCAACATCGAGGTGCCCGGCCGGCACGGCTCGATCCCGACGGCGAACAAGCGCTACGCCGAGGGCGAGGTCGTCCTGCCGCTCTGGATCAAGGGCGTGGACGAGTTCGGCGTGGTCGGGAACCGTGACCAGCAGCTGACGAACTTCTACGCCAACCTGGACGCAGTCCTGCAGACGTTCAGCGCCGAGACCGTGATCATCGACCACGAACTCGCCGCCGGCAGCACCCGGCGCGCGCTGTGTCAGCTGGCCGAGCCGATCGCGTTCTCCCGGGACCCGGCGTCGCCGCTGTTCGGGCGGGCGTCGATCGCGCTCACGATCCCGGGCGCGTTCTGGACCGAGACTGCCGACCGGACGCACACCGCATCGCTGGCCACCGGGATGGGCACGAGCGCGACCCCGTTCGCGGGCGCGACCGCCCCGATGGACGAGCTGGTCATCACGTTCGGGCCCGGCAACAACCCGGAGCTCGGCCAGGGCGAGGTGTTCCTCGCCTACGACGGAGTGATCGGGTCCGGGAGGACGCTCGTGGTCAACACCTCGACGTGGACCGCCGCCGGTACCGGTGGCTTGGTCGTGGACTACTCGAAGCTGCGCCACGGCGGTTCGCCGCGCTGGTTCGAGATCCGCCCTGAGGACCCGGCCCCCACTCTGCAGCTCTCGCACACCGGCGGGGGCTCCATGTCCGTGACCGTCACCGGCAAGCGCCGGTTTTTGACCGGCTGACCGAGGAGATCACGTAGATGGCCCGCTCCACGACGTACCGCAACGCCGCCACGAACGCGGTCGGCCAGGCGCTCACCTCGTACGTCGCCCTGCACACGAGCACCGGCGCGGGCGGGGCGGCCGCTAACGAGGTCACCGGCGGCACCTACGCCCGCCAGCAGATCGTGTTCCCGGCCGCGGCCAGTGGCTCCGCCCAGGCGCAGGTCACGTTCAACGTCCCGGCCGGCACCACGGTCACCGGATGGTCCCGGCAGTCGGCCGCGACGGGTAGTGCGTGGATCGAGGACGCCCAGTTCGGCACGAGCGCTGTGTTCAACAGCGCGGGCACGTTGACCGTGACGCTCACGATCAACACCCCTGCCTGACCCGGTGTCCGTGCACGTCGAGTTCGCGCGAGGGGCGGTGACCGGTGCCTAGCGTCTCCGCTGCATCGCCACCGCTGGTCACGTCCGCGCCGCTGTCGGGCACGACTGCGACCACCCTCACTACAGCCCTGTTCGACGCGCCCGCGAGCTCCGTCGTCGTCGCCATGGTCTCCCGCGACGGCGCGACCACTGAGGCGCCCACCTACGCCACGAACGGGACCGCGCTCGCCTGGGAAGTCGTCGGCCTGCGCAACCAGTCCGACGGCGCCGGCAGCGGATGGGTGAACGCGTCCGCGGGCATGGCCTTCGCGCGGATCACGACCGCGCGTACGGACATGACCGTCACGGCGAGCTACGCGACCGCAGCGGCCAACCAGATGGCGCTGCAGGTCTACCTGCTCACCGACGTGGACATGACCGACCCGCTCGGCGGGTTCCTCGAAGGTTCCGACGCCGCGGTCTCGAACCTGACCACCGACCCGTTCACGGTCGAGCAGACCGGCTCGCTCATGGTCGCCGTCCTGAGCGGCGGCAAGGTCTCCGGCCAGCCGAACCTCAACGGTGCGGTTCCGTCCAGTTCGGACCTAACCGAGACCGCCTGGAACGTCAACAACGAACTGTTCGGGCTGCAGGGATACAAGACCCTCGGCGCGGCCGGGTCTCCTGCCAACACGACCGGCGCGTCCCCGCTGAACGTGTCGGCGAACTGGAACTGGGTCATCGCCGAGTTCAAGTCCCCGGTCTCGGCCGTCGTGCGCGCGGTGACCAGCACGACCGACACAACGACCACGGCCTCGTACACGATGACCCAGGGCGAGACCCGGGCGGCGTCGAGCGAGACCGGCACGGCCACCACTGGCACGGTCGCTACTGTCGGGCACACCGCCGCGGGCACGTCGACCACGGGCACGGGCACCACCGGCGCGGTGACCTCGGTCGCGCACACCGCAGCGGCCGCTCCGGAGACCGGCACGGTCACCACCTCGGACGTGACGGTCGCGCACTTCGCGGAGGCCGTGGCTCCGACCGGCACCGTCACCACAGGGACGTTCGTCCGCGACACCGTCGCGCTGCCGTCCACCGGGCCGCTCTTTTTCGACTTCTGGGTGGTCGACCGTGCCACGAACACGCTGTCCGCCCCGTTGCCGGACTACCGCTCCGCGAGCGTGGTCCCGGTCTTCGGCGAGCCGGGCGCGGTCGAGCTGACTTACCCGACCAACGGGCTGAACTACGCGCTCCTGCGCGACGGCGTCACCCACGAGCGCGACCTGGAGGTCGAGGTCTGGGTGGGCGGCCGCCGGGACGCGGCCATGCGCGCGATCCTGATGCAGTCCAACGTCGACCTCGTCGCCGAGCAGGATCGGCA